TGTATATGTGACAGCGCAAATCTGATAGCATTGGGCGCTTGTCCTGTCTCTGCTCAACCGACCGACTCAACTGCGATAAGGCTATGACAGGAACCCTCAAATCCTTTGCTAGTATCTTCAATTCCCTTGAAATTTCAGAAACAATCTGCTGACGATTCTCCCTCTTTGAACCAGTAATCAACTGCAAGTAGTCAATGATGATAATGCCCAGACCGCCCATTTCTTGAGAAAGCTTTCGAGCCTTTGACCGTATCTCTGAAATCCGAATCCCAGCCGTGTCATCCACGAAAATAGGCACATCATAGAGATTGCTTTGTGCATGTACAAGTCTTTTCCACTCATCGGTACTAAGATTCCCAGTCTTCAAATGATAACCAGGAATCATACCCTCAGATGCCACCATGCGCTCAATCAATTCCTCTGCTCCCATTTCAAGTGAGAAAATGACAGCAGTTTTTCTTTCCATCGTAGCCACATGTTTTGCAATGTTCAATGCTAGTGCCGTCTTACCCATAGCAGGACGAGCAGCAAGAATGATAAGATTCCCTTCATGAAGGCCTGTTGTAATCTTATCCAATCCGACAAAGCCAGTAGATAGACCAGTCACGAATCCATCTGTCTGCGAGCGAGTCTCCACTATCTGCATATGTGTATCAAGGATATCGGCCACATTACGAAATCCTGTCCCTGCATTTTGATTACTGATATCCAGCATAGACTTTTCAGTTTTTTCGATGATTTCATTGATAGAAATATCTCCCTGATATGCACTAGAAAGAGACTCTGACAAGCCAGCGATTATTTTCCGAAGCGTAGCCTTTTCTTTAACCAGTTTGGCATAATGCTCCACATTTTTTGAAGTTGGTGTTGAATTTACCAACTCGACAACGTAGTTTATACCACCGATATTTGAGATGTCACCTTGATTGATAAGAGCAGAAACCATTGTCGTAGCATCGATTGGCTCACCTTTTTCAAGCAGAGACAACATGGTTTTAAACACTATCTTATTTGCAGGCTTGTAGAAATCATCTGGAGTCAATTCGTCTGCCAGCGATGTCATCGTTTCTGGTGAAATAAAGACTGCTCCCAGAACCGACTGCTCTGCGACTAGATCATGAGGTATTATTCTAAAATATTCACTCATACCCTATTCCTCCAGTATCTTTCTAAATCGATGTTCATAACAGCAGCAAGGTTCTTCTGCTCGGTTAAGATTTGTCTACGATAGGGAGCTAGACCAGCTTGTCGCTCCTCCTCACTCTGTGGTAAGTAGTATCCGTTTGGTTTCGTCTTCTTAGCCACAATTGGATGTCTAAAATTAACTCGAAGACTTTCAATGACTTCTTCTAACTTACGTTTTGAGAGTCCAGTTTCTAATCGTATTTCACTTGCTTGAATTGGAAGGTCGAAAGTCGCGCAATTCATGATCATGTTTAACACACGGATTTCCATCTCGCTCATGTCACGGCTAACAGTCATGTCTTTGCCCTCCATTTTCTTGGATTTTGACGGAAATCCAAAGTCATTTCCTGATAAAGCAAACGCCCATTTTCTTCTAAGAGATTCGCGTTTTGACTTCTTAGAATATCATTGTTTCTTGCTTCTTCCTGATAGTCGCTAGCGAGCCTGTCATAATCTTCGATGCATGCTCTAAAAACTTGTGGTACGTCCTCAATCGATGAAGCTAGCCCTGTAGGTGGCTGGGTATCGTAGGTGGATTTCCTATCGCTATTTTTCAAGTTTCTTCGGGCAACTTCTCTAAAATCCTCTGTTTCTTCGATGATGATCACTACATTTTGCTCATCCGATTTTTCATTTTTAGCTGTAAATATCATCAGGATAAAGAACCCGATAAAGATAGTCGCCAAGCCAAGTAATTGGCTTGATATAGTTGGTTCTGTCATTTTGTTCTCCTTACGCTCTTAATTTTCGTACTTGCTTTTCTAACTCTAAAATCTCATAAACATCATTGACATCGTACATAATATCTTTCCCTTGCTTACGAAATCTTAATCCTTTACGTTCTAACTTCTTAATATAGCTATGAGTAAAGCCAAACTTCTTCATCAAAGCCTGTTGATTGATTGGCATACGATCATTCTCTAACTGCTCCTTGACCTGCTTTTCAGCAAAAGCCAATAATTGATTCGTGAACAATTCAGCACTTTCACCGTCCAATCGTAAATGTAATGTTATACCTTCCATTTTTTTCATCCTCTCAACTATGCGGGCAAGCATTTTTGTGATATAATGGTTTTAATTATTTAAGTATGCGCCTGATTGCCGTCAGGTGCTTTTTTTGTTTATACAATATTACTTTCCATCGCCCTGAGCTCTATCTCATGGCTGACTTGTTTTAATAGCTTCTCACACGCTATCTTTGCTTCTCTGTACGTTTTAGATTCACTGATAAAGTAATCAGCAAGTTCGATGATTTTATCTTCCATGATTGTCTCCAAAAAAATCGGTCTTCAGACCGATGTCCCCCCTTAAAAAACAGTATATAGTTATATTATCCTTGACAAGAAAGGAGCTGATGCAAATTGGCAAAATTTTTGAAGGGGACTGTGTCTCAGTAAAATTTGGATTCATCTGTAGGTTTTCCTTTTGCCTACCGTACCTGACTAGCAGGGTTCAATAGGAGAGCTATCTTTTTCAGGGTGTCTTAGCTGGACAACCCAAATAGTAGTTAAATCAGCTGTCACTTTTATAGTGGCGAAAAAGCTAGACTCTAAAATCGAGAATCAAATTCTATTTCAACTACAGTGCCGGGGACGATACCGGCGAAGTGTTGTTGACTACTGCTATTAGTTTGAGCAGAATAATTTCCGTAGCGTACTTCAGATAGCAGCTGGAGTACGTTTTTTCTTTTCCCACTATACGGATATTGTTTTGTCTCATTTCCTCACCCCCTCATTTCAAATCAGCTTGGCAATAAATTTTAAGTAGACAGTAGCATGGTGACTTTCAACCGTGCTTTTTGTTTTGATTGCTTGAACACCTTTTAATTTTTGGTTATTCAAATAAATACCATCTTCTCTTATTTTTAATTCATTCATATTTGCTCCTTTCTCACTTCTTACTTCACTTTTTGTGAAGTTGAAGGCGTAAATATATCACCAATATCTTTATTGAAATAATTGGCGATTAAAAACATCTCACTTAATTTAAAATCTTGTTTCCCAAGCTCTTTATCACGATAAGTCGTTATGCTTTTTCCTATGATTTTAGCCATATCCTTTTGAGAAATATTATTCTCTTTTCTTAACTTATACAAATAAATTTGCACGTTCCTACCTCCTTATCTAAATTCATCCAAGCTGATTTCTAGTGCATCAGCAATTTTGCACATATTCGTCCACGACATCTCTTTTAATCTTCCGGCCTTTAGGTTTGAAAAATTAGATGGATGGACATTTGATTCTTTGGCTAATCTATACATTGACCAATCTTTTGACTTTAATTGTTGTTCAATCTTACTCCACATAAAAACCACTATATGTTGTGTTTATCTAACACTTAACATCCTTTCTTACACTATATGTTGACAAATAAAAATATTTGAATTATAATATATCTTGACTAAGACCTCTCACCGTTTTAGTCAAAATTTCAATAGAAAGGAGTAATCTTATGTCAAAGACTCCAATAAAACCTGGAACAGACAATCAGAAACCTGGCCACTATGTAGAAGTGGGACCTCGTGGTGGAAAAGTCACTAATGGTCATACCGCAACTATCGGAAAAGGTGATCGGCTCCCTCCGACATCAGCTAAAGGCAACGGATGGAAGAAAGTCTAATCTTCGTTTGCGTACAATCGTTCAATGGTTGTACGCTTTTTCCATAAACAAAAGCACATTCCAAAAAAATTGATTTGAATCCATGCTTCGGCATAATCTTTTCCATTGCTTGCATAATGAGTTATATAATGATGAATCATTTTATTTCTCCTCCTATAGGCTAGTCATAATTTGGTCTTAGCCTTACAACATATCCTGTAGCAGAAGTTACATCATCTAGTGTGACTTCTGCTATTTTTTTTGCTCCATCCTCTGTTTCAACAATTAGCCGTGTATAGAAGCGACTATCTAAAATATTCATCAGATTTGGTTTGAAACTATACGGATATCGTCTTGGTCTCATCTTTCTTCTCCTTTCTCTTTTTTTCGCTCTGTGAGCAACAGCCTGCCAGGGAGTCGAACCCTAGTGCTACCGATCAGGCTACATTCATTTTGTCCATCATTCCTGCGAATGATGCATCAAAGCGAATGTCATCGATTTCGTCTTGAGTGAAACCAGCATCAAGAAGGTAACGCTCTTGGCGTTCGATCTCTTCTGCCAACTCTGTCCATCCGAAAGCGAACTGACGACTGTTGTTCCAGAATGATTCAAGCTGACCATAGAGGAAGCGTTCCTCGTATGTGTTTTGAAGTAAGGTTTCTGCAACCACTGCTTTGAAGATGTTGATTGCTTTCTCGTTTAATGTGTTCATGGTGTTTCCCTCCGGTTTGTTTTTTGTTATTTCCTTAAGCTTGATTATATTATACTTCACTTTTCGTGAAGTGTCAATACTTTTTTTGAAAAAAAACAAAAAAACTTTTCTTTACGTGAGTTTTTTGTTATAATTTTTATAGATAAAAAGGAGGGTAACATGACAGATAAAGAATTAGCTATTTATATTGGCGCAAAAATTAAAGAATTTCGATTGAAACGAAATCTTACTCAGAAAGAACTTGCCAAACTAGTGAGTGTAGGTGATACAACTATTGCCAATTACGAGAAAGGTTTTAGATCTCCTAAAAAGGACACAATGTTTGACCTAGCTAATGCTTTCAATATCTCAATTGACGACCTTTTCCCTCCAATTCAAAACGACTCCTCTTCTAATACTCCCCAAATCCAAACCATCTACGATGAACTAACCCCTCCAAGACAAAACAAAGTCTTGAACTACGCAGAGAGGCAACTGAAAGAGCAGAAAAACGAAGAAGAAACAAAGGGAAACGAAGTATCGGAAGCTATTCAGCTCTATAGTTACGACTACTACGACCACCCAGCTTCTGCAGGTACAGGCCAGTACTTGAACGATGTACAAGTGGAACGGATTGAGTTGCCAGTAGATATCGATGCCGATTTTGTCATTCCCATTAAAGGGGACTCCATGGAACCTGACTATCACGACGGCGACCTGGTATTCATTCAGACCAGCGTGGACTTGAATGACGGTGTTATCGGAGTATTCAACTACAACGGCGATGCTTATATCAAGCAGCTTGTCATTGACAAAGAACAGGCATACCTACATAGCCTAAACCCATCGTACAAGGATATGCCAATCACACCAGACACAGACTTCCGAATTATCGGTGAAGTTGTGGATTTGTATAGAGAAAAATAAAACTAAATTTAACAAAAATACCTTGACAAAATTTAAATAATACAGTAAAATGGAGATAGTTTAAGAAAAAAGTGTCAATAACTCTACGGGGTCTGATGCGGAAAAAGTCTTCTCCATTTGCTTGGAGGAGGCTTTTTTTGAAACCATTTAAAGATTTAGACGAACAACTTGATGTGCTCGAAGATAGAGATCTTGCTATCACCAATAGAGAGCGTGCATTAAAATATTTATTAAGTAACAACTACTACAATATCATTAACGGATACAGTAAATTCTTTCAGATAACAGATAGTGATAATTATATAGAGGGCGTCACCTTTGATGAAGTAGCTTCTCTCTATACTTTCGATAAGGATATTAAGAGAGCTATCTTGCAATCTATACTTGAAGCAGAACATCACATAAAATCTATTACAGCTCATAGATTTGCAGAGGCTTATAAAAATCAACAATATGCTTATCTCAACACTAAAAATTACGACAACGATAAAATCCTTGATGTAGGCTATGTCGTATCTAGACTCTCCAAAATTGTAAACTACAATAAAAATAAACGTGGAACCTCAATCAACCACTACTATACTAAGCACAAAGATGTCCCGATATGGGTTTTAACTGACTACTTGGAATTTGGTGATACACGAAACATTATCAAAAATTTGCCGACGAGCCTACAAAATAAAATTGCAAAGGATTTAGTTAGTTTTTTAAAAACAAACAATCCTAATTTCACTGGTGTATTCCCCCCAGAAACTATGATTTCTTTTTTAAAAAATATCAACCAAACAAGAAACGTATGTGCTCACAATAATAGACTACTAAATTATAATTGTACTGCAAATAGTGTTTGCTTTGCTCCTATCCATGATGATTTTAACTTACAAGACGACGATTCTAGAAAATCAGTCTATTCAACAGTTGTCAGCTTACAGT